GATGCCCAGGCCCGCCCTCAAGCCAGGTTACATCTTGTAGCCGTAGGCCAGAGGCGCAAAGTTCGCGGTGGCGTTAATCGCCACGTCAAAGGCCAGCCGCAACGAGGCCACCAGGATGTTCTTGTCCAGCTGGATGTTGCGGTCGGTCTCCACCTTGATCTGCCGGCGCCATCCAACGTACATGTAGGGCCGGTAAACCAACAGGCAGAGGTCATAGTCATTGTTCGCCGAGCCGACCACGCCGTTGGCATTGGTCTTCGGGATCTGGCCCGACGCGACGATCGGGATGCCATCCCACTTCGCCAGCTCGCCGGTCAGGACCGTCGCGCTGGGGCCGTACTTCTCAAGCGTCTGTACGGTCGTAAACGAGAGCATGTCGAGGTAGGCCCCGATGCTCGGTACCCACATCAACTTGCTCGGGTCGGCCCCGCAGCGGCCCATCGCCGCGCGAATCGCCCGCAGGCCCGCCTGCTGGTCAGCAGAAACATCCGCGCAGAGCGATGTGTAGGTCGCGTCGTCGGTCTTCGCGTGCTTCCGCATTCCGTCCAGCAAGCGGTGCACGTCGTAGTAGCTCGCGCTGTAGTTGATGTTGTTCGCCTGCGTGGATTCCGTGTCACCGTTGATGACCAGGTTCTCGGCGGCCTCAGCGAGCGCCGTCGCCAGGTTCTTCTTCAGCGTCGCAACCATTGGCAGCACGCTGTCCTCGTCCAGCTCGCCCGACCACTCGATGGTACCCATGACCTTCTTGGCGTTCAGCTCGATGTAGCCGGTTGTCGGGTTGCTCACCGTCGCCTGGCTCAATTCGTCTGGGACGCCATACACCGTCGGGTCAGCCGAGACCTTCGGGATGCGGTAGGGGTTCGTGGGCATGTCCACGTTCTGGCAGCTCGCGATGACCTTCGCATCCGCGCGAACTAGGTCAACTAACTCGTTCGCGAGCTCCGTAGGCACCCACTCATCGCCGGAACCCGCGCCCGTCGAGGTCATGGCCTTGCGGCCAAGCAGCGCGGCCAGGAACTGCTTGTCGGCCCGCGACAAGTTGCCCTCGCGCGAGCCGAGCGGGAACTCCAGCCGGGTGCTCAGCCGGATGCCGGGCACAATTGTCTCCTCCACCTGCTCCGGCATCATCTGCCGCACCATCGCGGCGATGTCGGCCTGGAGCCTCTCGCGCTCGCGCCGCGCAATCTCGTCGCGCTCGTGCACGATCTTCGCGGCTTCCTGCGCGACGAACTTCTGCCGCTGCTGCTCCGCCTTCAGTTCCGCGGCCTCCGCCGCCGCATCGCGGAGCTTCTGCAGCTCCTCGGTCGAGATCTTCTCGTCCTTCTTTTCCTCGCTCATTTCCAACCTCAATGGCCCCCAGTTGGGGCAGCCCCGCCGACTATGTCCTCTGCTTTGATGTTCAGCCCAGAACGTTTCAGCGCAGCCTCCAGGCAGCGCCTGGCAATGGCGCTGCCGAAGGCGGCGGGGCGTCCTGCTATGTCGTCCCCGGCGCAACCGGGGCCAGCATTCTCCTTCGGCGCCTCCTTCGGCGCCAGCGCGGCATCGCCGCCGTAGCGCTCCTTCGCGCGCTCGACGATGGCCGCGATGCCCTCGGCGCCTCCGCGTATCTGCTCCAGCCTGGCCTCGATTTCATCGATGTTAGCCTGCGACAATTCCCGCCCGACCTTCCCGCCGGAGACCGCCTTCGGCTCCGGCTCCGGCCCGGCGTCGGACTCCCAGGGCACCGGCTTGTCGAACTCGCGGTAGTGCTTGGCGAGATGCGCCTTAACGCCCTCCACATCCGTGATGTCCACGCCGCCGCGACCGCCCTGCACCACCACCGCCGCCGCCGCGACCCCGCGCCATACCGCCTTCAGATCGCCGCCGCGGTGGTGTGGCAGCTTGTAGGAGCCCTTAAGATCGGGGTTCTCGGCATCATACCAGGCATGCATCCGCCGATAGTGCTCGACGCCCTTCCCCCAGCCTATCTCCTGCTCGTGAGCGGCGTCCCAACCCTCGTCCTCGTCCGCCTTGCCCTCGTCGCGGTACGGAATCGCGCCCTTCGCCCGCGGCTCCGGCGCGGCGTCCCTGCTGGCCGCCTCGAAGGAGCCGTCGTGCGCCTCGCAATGCGACTGCGCCTCGTCCGCGCTCCACGTATCCTTGCCATAGCGGTAAGCCTGCTCCGTCATCGTGTCTTCGCCCACGAGACGGCCCATGATTACGCCATACTCCTTGCCCTCGTGCCGCCGCGTCACCCGCCGGAACGACCCGTCCTGAAAATCGTCCGGATCGCGCAGCCGGCAGGAATGCTCGTTCGGGTAGGGCTTCGCGCCCGCGTCATTCATTGCCTTCACCTCCACATCTCCACCGCGCGGCCTTACGATGCCGTCGAATGCCTTCTGCGTCATGATCGCCTTCATCTCTGCGTCGTACTGGCAGCCGAGCCAGACGATGCTGCCCTCGACCGCCTCCGCCGGATGCTCGTCGGACCGGGTGTAGTGTGCCGTCGCCACGATGCGCTTCCCGTCAACCTCGTACTCCTCGCCCGGCGAATGCTCGCACTCGTACCCGAACCACGACTTGCCGCAGATGTCGCAGACCAGGTCCTCGGCCTGAAACCCGATGCTCGCATAGCGGTACACGCCGCCATCGATCTGGGCCCGCTCATGCTCATTCTGCGCGGTCTTCACGATGTAGTAAGACGGATGCAAGTAACTCGTGCCATCCTCACCGCGCCGCAGCCGCGCGTCGAACCACAGGCCGAGCGGCAGCGACTCGTGATCATGCCCGGCCATCAGCGACTTGCCCGGCAGCGAACGCGCGAAGTCGCGCAGCACGTCCTCCGGGAACCGCTCGTGCACACGGTCAACCCGGCTGCTGCACAGGTCGCACTCCCCGACATAGACCTGCTCCGCCGTCAGGGCTACCCGCGAGAACCGGTTTATCTTGTTGAGTTCCGCCTCCGTCGGGACCGTGCTCCGCCGGCCCTGCAGCTCGAAAGCCTTGGCGAAGACCTTCGGCCTCAACTTGGAACGCGACGCCGGCCCCGTCGCAACTGCGCTGTATGCAACCATGCTCATCGCCGTTCTCCTTTGCGCATTACCGTCGGCCTCGGCTTCGGCACCACGCGCTTGCAGTGCGGGCAAACGATCCGCCTTCCGCCGTCGCCGAACGCGACCCATTCCCCGCAGGCGGGACAGCGCCCGCCCATCGGGTAAGCGGCGCAGTAGCGCTCGCCGTCAAACCTTCGGTTCATGGGGTACGATTGCAAGCAAGTGCTCCTCTCTGATGATCGCGAATTGCTTACCGCCGGCCTGGAACTCTGTCCCCCGCGCGCGCTTCAGCGCCACTCGCTGCCCGACCGCGACCTCGCATGCGATGCGCGCGCCGCGCCGCGTCACACGCCCCGCGCCCACCGCGACGACGCGCCCGAACTGCGCCCGGTCACGCACCTCCGGCGCCTGCGGCAGAAGTAGGCCAGACGCCGTGCGCTGCGCGTCTGGCTCCAACTCCACCAGCAGGTTGTCCGCTGTGGGTGTATAGAGCGCCTCGTCAGCCAACCTCCACCTCCTCGCCCACCACCGGGGCCGCAACGCATCGACAGTTACACGCGTTCTCAGGGCTGCCGTCGCCGGGAAAGTCCAACTCCTCGCCGCCGACGATGAATGGCGCGTCAATCGGCACGACCTGCCCATGCGCCTCGGCGTGCCACTCCCGCGTCCGCTCGTCAAGCGTGGCGACCCATTCCTTCATCTCGACATTCCCGGCCTGCCGCCACGCCTCGACGCGACCGCCGTTTATCGCCTCGGTCGTCTCGGTCCGCGCGATCAGCTCCAGCCTCGGCCCCCTTGCGTCGCGGAAGACCTCTCCAACGCGGTCCATGAGCTTGCCCAGGCCCTCGCCCTCCTGAAGCCCAGCGTAGAGCGCCTCGCGCAGGTGCTCCTTCGTCGTCTGGCTGACCTCGCGCGCGAACTGGAACGGCATGCGCGACAGAAAGTCCAGCACCGCGGGGTCCCGCAAGTTGAAGGCGATATTCATGCCCACTTCGGTCAGCGCCCCCCCGCCTGCCGCCTCCACAATAGCAGCGTAGGTCGGACGCATCCCGACCCGGAAACGCTCGACCTCACCGTCCCAGTCAATGATGGCCTCGATGATCCGCTCCACCGCGTCGCGCCGCGGATCCTTCTTCTGCCACTTCGCCGGCTTCAGGCCCGTCGCGCCCCGCGCCATCTCCGCAAGATCGGCGAGGTCGGAACTCTCGCGTAAAGCGCGCGTCACGCGATTCTGCTGCTCTGAGAACAGCGGCGCCAGGGTGCGCCGGAAATCCCGCTCGGCGCGTTCCTGCGGCTCAGCAAGCGCCCGCCGCCAATACGGCTCCCATTCCTC